GATTTGAGCCAAGCACATCTGTAACGCCAAGATAAGTTAATACTTCTTGGGTCAGTAATCGATCCTCATGGATATTGCCAACCATTTCATCAATAGTTCCTGCGTTGAAACCGCCAAGTTGTGGTAAATCAATTTCATCGCCAATACAAATAGTGCGATGGGGTTTCCATTTGGCCAAGAAACGGCCGACTGACTTGGTTGCCTTCTCATCGAAAAAGGGCACTTGGAGATCTGATACAAACGCTATGCGCTTAATCGTCATCCTCATCTGGAGTTGGGATAGTTGGGATGATTCCTTTATCGCCTACGATCCAGTCAGGCATTGATTCAGGATTATCCATTAGGTAAAGCGCACAGGATTCATTAAATCCAGCCTTGCGTGCAGCTCTAAACATTTCATGCTTTGCAATATAGAATTGATCTAGTTTTGATAAGGGTTCAGGAGTTTGGCGAACTACTCTCCGATTAACCTTTTTGCGTGGTGTGCGTTTTCGTGTGTTCGCCATAACAAAAATTATCGCCTATTCATCAATGAAAATAGTTCATCAACACGCGTTTCTAGTCGTGAACTTCTTTCGTCTATTCGGTTAATAGCATCTTTAATCGAGCTGCCAGAATTCGGACGAAGTTCGCTTAAGAAACTTTTAATAACCCATCGTAGAGCCAGCAATAAAGCGGTCGCGATACTGCAAACGCCAACGCCAAATGCGACTAATTCGTTTGGACTCATTTTTCACTAAGGCCATAATCTACTTCACTCCCGGACTTTGGATCTAAAGCTTTCGCTACTGGCGCAACTACTGCACCAAGCAAAGTTGCATAAGCTGGATGAATGTCAGCCACTATTGCTAAAGCAACTGTTATTCCACTAGCTGCGACAGCTCTCAAATATGACTTAATTGCTGCTTTGTGTTTTTTAGATAGTTTCATTAATTGCCTTTCAGTAGTGGGATGTCGAACTCTGCTTTGTTATTGTCTTGATCTTTTTTGAAGCTAATATGTATGTGGTGATCGTGTGGCGAATAGCCCTTATATTTACGCCAGCGCCAATTAAGCACCGGACTTGCAATTTTGCCTAAATGAATTACATAACTGATACGGCCTTGAGATTTCCCATATAATCTAATTTGATCTGCCAAGTATGCTGAAAGCCTTTTGTCGTCAGATAACCGAGCAGAAATGTCAAGCCCTCTAACGCATCCTGTTTTTGGGTCAGGGTTGTGGTCGGATTTGGTCGCTCGTTGCATATGTGCCACAGAAGCCAGCCATCCATCACTTTTACGATCCCTGTCTGGATAACACTCATTGACTTGATCTCTGAATGTTTCAGCAGCTTTAGATAACCAAGGCTTCATTAGCCAAGTAGCAATTTTGCTTCATCAGCAGTAATGCCAAGACGATCAAGAATGGCTTGTTTCTCGGCTGCCTTTGCTACAATTTCTGCTTCAACCGCTGCTTGCGCTTTTTGATCTGCTTCATAAATCTTAAATTCGGCAGCAGTCATTTCTCGATCAATTATTTCATTTGTTGCAATATCATGTATTCTTATCATTGGTTTTGCCATGTTACTTCACCCCATATATTCTGACTGTGCCACCATTTTGATTGCCTGTTGATTGTGAAAATTGTAAAGATGTAATTGCGGTGGTGCTTTCAAATCCATGAGCAGAATAAATTATTCTTAAACCTGTCTGATTTAGTGCTTGAAATAAACAATTACTTTCTGCTGTTTTGAACTCAGTTGAAGATGTATAATTTTGGATATACATTGTTACAATATTATTAGTATTTCCTGCAGTCATAGTCCAAACTTCGGTTATTTTCCAATATCCGCTTTCATGCGTTACTACACCGCCGCCAGACATTGATACTGTATAACCTTTATCAGTTACACTATTTGGGGCAATTCTTAAACTAGAATTAGATGCTGGATCAACATTAGCGATTTCTATGTAAAGTTCTTCATAATCTTGAGAAATGCCTGAAACAGTTGTTGTTGCACCTGATAAAGTTGTTGTAGATAAAAGAGTTCTACCAGAAGCAGGAGCAGCTCCCCAAGCAGGAACGCCACCAGAAACAGTTAATATCTGACCAGTTGTTCCAATTCCAAGTCTTGTATTTGTGTTAGCAGTTGATGAACGATATTCAATATCGCCAAGAGTTGTTGATGGGTTTAATGCTTTAGTTGTTGTATCAATTGCAGTTCCAAGCGTGCGGATTGCACTTGCACCATCTTTAACAAGATCGGTGTCTGCTGGTGTTGTCCAGCCATAATTGGTAGTTGTTGGCATTTTATCCTTTTCCTATCAGGCTACTATTGTAGCGTACTCCCAAGTCAATGTTGGGTCTATTGTGTTCCAAGCCTCTGTTATTGGCGTGGTATTCCAACGCATCGCCACTTGGCTAAATGCGGTCGGTGATACATTTATTGTTAAAAACAACTCATTGAATCTAGTACTCCATGACCAGCCCTCAACATATCCTTGAAATGTGCCACCTGATATTTGGCTTGGCAAATTTCTAATATCAACAGGCGTTCCCATAAACACGCCTAATAAATCATCACGATCAGCATTGTCAATTTCTGAGTTAGTTATTGGGAATGTTATGGATTGGAATGCTGGCTGTGGGTAGGCTCTTTGGGCAATATAACGATCAGCAATAGCCTGAGCATCAACAGTTCCATGAATCCTAGAATTGATCGTTTCAGCTTTATAGCCATATAAGGCAATTGAAGCTGCATCTGTAGCTGTAACCTGTGAATTGTAATTATTGCCATAATTTATGTATATATCATTTCTAACATCTGCTGAACGCATAATAGTTGAAAGTCCAGCACCTAAAGCATGACCAGCATCTAATTCAACATAACCATTAGTTAATAAATAATTTTGTCTGTGATCTGCATCTGCATAACCTATATTGCCAGCATTGTCCTCATAAATATAACCAAATGCTGAATTGGCTATATCTGAAACAATGTTATAAATCGTATCAACTGTGCTTGGTTGGTGTTGCATTGTGTAAAGACCCGGTTGATCTATTTCGCCAAGTCCTAAATTAACTGCATTTGCCCAGGTTTCGGTTGCATTATAAGTAGACCATTGAGTGGCTGCTGGCACATCATTCCAAGTTCCTAATAATACGCTAGACAGAATGTCATAGATTTGGTTGCCATCCTCATCCTGTGGAATGTTGTCATCCCAAATTTCTTTGGTTAATTTAGCAAGTGAACCCATCGCCAATAATGTGTATTCGATAACTGTGGCTGCTGCTCCAGTATTTCTGACTTGAACTGTTACATCGGTAAGATCGCCACCAAATAAACTGACATAAGTATTTGAACTATCTCTGACCTGTAAGTCTAAACTCTCATTTATGTCAAAAGGTAATGTTTGACCATTTAATGCAACTAAGGTTATTTGACAATATGATGGAAGCGGTTGCTGATAAATGTCTGATCTGCCAGCCTGATGCTGAACATCAGAAATAGCGATATTAGTGTAATCAACACCACCGACAGTTAATTTCCAGTCAGGCGTAAAATCTGACATTAGTTAACACGATCTCTCAATGCAGTAACGCTTCTGGCTGCTTGACTATTTAGGGTTGTAGCAACAGCTCTAGCAGTTCCCTCTGGATCTAATGCACCTGATACATTGATAACTATGTTTGGATTGGCTGCCAAAGTATTGCCTTGCTTTTCCAATACTCTAAATTGTGCTTGAAGTGCATCAAATTGTTTTTGTGCAGCTGATTTAGAAATTCCACCTGTTGCAACTTGGAATGTTAAATCTGTAAATTTATCTTGAACATTTAATAATTTATCTGCTAAATCTTTTAAGCTTGTTGCCGCTTGAGTTGTTGCAATACCGCCACCAGCACCGCCACCGCCTGTTCCACCACCACCAGTTCCACCTGCACCACCAAAGCCCCCACCAAATCCACCTGTTGTGCCACCACCGGTTGCTCCACCTAAGGTAGAACCTAAACTACTTAATTGGCCAAATCCACCGCCACCAAATCCAGTATCACCTTCATCACCACCAGCTGCAAATTTAGATAAACCATAAGTAACTGCCACAGCTGCTAAAGCTGCTGCTGCTGTTCCAACGGATGCTCCACCAGTAGCAAATGCGGTTGCAACACCTGCTCCCGCTGCTGCGGTTCTTAAAGTTTTCATGGCTGTAACTAAAGTTCCAATTGCACCAACAAATGCAGCAATTCTATTAACAACAAATACTCCAGCAAGAACTGTTCCTAATGCAATTAACTCCTCTTTAATGCTTATTACAAATCCTATTGTCGATCTGACTTGCTCACCAAATCTAAATGCACCTTCAGTAGCCTTAGTAATTCCAGATGTCACAGAATTATCACCAGTTAATGCAGCCACAAATGCCTGAACATTAGGCACGACTGTTTTCAATAAATAATCAGCAAACTTGACAAATATAGGTAATAAAGCTTCGCCTATCTTTTCTCTGCTTTCATCTAAAGCAATTGTCAATTGTCTAAACTTAAACTCAGCATTGGTTGCTTCATTGGCAATAAAGCCATTGTAAGTTCCTTTTAATTCTTTAGTAATTTCATCAAAAGATTTGGATTTAAGGGTCGCTGCATCAATACCTAGACCCAACTTACCTAGAGCTGTATTTGAGCCATCATAGGCCTTACCTAGCGCGTTTGTAACGCTTTCTAATGGCTTGCCTGTGGCAACGCTGATCTCTTGAGCAAGGGTTAATAATTCTTGAGCCTTAGTAACATCCTGTGTCGATCTAACTAGGCGAGATAGCGCAGGTCTTAAAACATCATCGGTCGTTGCAGTTGCTATGGCTTGCCGAGAAATAAATGTATCGATCGATTTAATTTGTTCATCAGTAGCCCTAGTGTTTGCTCTGATTGTTTGCTCTAATGCTTTTCTTGATTTCTCATCCTCAGCAGCAGCCTTAACAGCTGAGATTGCAAATGCTCCAGCAGCAGCTCCAGCAGCAGCAAATGCTAACGCAGCCTTTTTACCAAAATCTGAAATAGTTTCCTGAGAGTTTTTGACTGACTTTTCTGCATCGCTTAATCCCTTTTTAAGATTATCAATGTCAGCTGCTAACGCAAGGGTTAAGGTTCTACTGGCCATCTGCCCACTCTTTTCTCGCGTTCAAAATAATTTCCTCAAACTCTTTAATTATAGTTGGTTGCAAATGTCTAATTGTTGGATAAATAAACCAGCCACGACTTCCCGGCCCTTTCGGCATTGGCCCTGACCATCTTGGAAATTGTGGGTATCTGCCAGATCCAAACTCAATAGCTGCACCAATACCATTACGCTTACCTTTAGGATCGTTGCGAGTATTAAATTGAGTTGTTGCACCACCAGAAAACTTTTGACTAGCAAAACCAAACTTGATCTCACCAAGTAATGATGATTTTTTTACCTGACCGCCATCTGCAATTCTTTTTGCTTGCTCACCACGAGATGATGCAATACGCCTAATTTCTTGCAATTCTCTATCAGCCAATGCTTGGACTTTACGCTTGGTGTCAGCGATTGCTTCCTCGCTCATAGTCCTTAAAACTTTAGCAATCTTATTTAATTCGCGTTGATCATAAGCAATTGATGGTTCAGTACTAGCTGCCATTTCTTTGCTCCAAAATCTCTATCGCGGTATAAATATCGTCTGCATCAACCCATTCGCTCATTGGGATCTGTGTGGCTATTGCCAACTGAACCAATAATCTGTTTAGGCTTCCTTCTCTGTGGCTTTTGGGTTTGCATCACCGACAATTACATCTGTAACTGTTTCAGACCATACTTCAAAAGATTTGACTGGCTTTCCAGCAGCTTCTCTTTTATGAGCGTGGTATGCCAAAAACATTAAATCAGAAATGCCCATTTTATCTTGGGCTTGACCAATAATGTTTCCAGTTGATTTTTCCCATTTTGCCCACTCAGGCGGTTGGGCTACATAAGTTGCTTGCTCGCCTGAGTTATATTCAATTGTGATTGGTAACTTCATTTTTTGCTCCCGATTCTATTTTTTAGCTAAATGATTCTGCTGGCACGCCAATTACTTGAAGTGCTAGAGAAACTGTTTGTGCATCTGGTGCAGTTCCACCAGCTGATGGCCATGATGGTAACACTTGGAAAGTAAATGTTGCTCCAGTTGCAGTTGTCATAACTGTGCTAATTCCTGTGTTTGGTGCTGACTCAGTAACGCCCCATAGGATCTCGCATAGTGATCCAGTTGCGCCCCAGTCGGCTAACATTTCAATGTTAAATGTGAAATTGTTATCGATGACTTTGTAAGCCTTGCCATCTAATGTTTCGTATGTTTGGCGATTTACTTCGCCAACTAATGTTGCACTTGTTGCTTGAGCATCAAAAGTGTTACCACCGATAGTGAAGGTAACATCTCTGCCCGTGATTACTGTGGTAGACACTTGGACTCCTTAGTTTGTTTGTGTGTAATAGGTTGATACATTTATGTCGGAGATCAATAAATTTGATGCTCCAACCTGTGTAACTGTTGGTCTTTCGACCGATCCGACAACATATCCGCTAGGAATAACTGCCAGAATGCTCATGACTAACTGCTCGATATTATCGAGTGATGCTGGATTGCTATTGTAAGCAACCGCAGCTGTGATTGTTAAATTTACTCTGCAACGAAGTGTTGTTTTACCAATTGTTTCAATTTCAAGGTAAGGACTCGACGGAACGCAGACGACTGCTGGTGGGATCACGGACTCAGGAACAAAACTGTAAACATTTCCTGCAACACCGGCTAAAGCTGTGGCAAGTGGTTGTCTAACAGCTGAAAGAATTGTTGATGCTGGCATTTATTGACACATGCTTTCAACATCCATGTATGG